AAACTTCACCGATTTGGTCTTCGAATTCAAGCTCTTTGTAGATTCTGTAAACACCAACAAATGCGTTGTTGTTAGCAGTTGAAGAAGAGAAAGTTGAACCTGTGTAACCATCAGGAGATGTTTGACCACAAGATACACATACTGGAGTTTGTAAGTCAACTTCCAAGTAGATTTTACCTTCAGCATCACAAGTATTGTAGTACTGACCACCTGAACCTGTTGTAGGCCAAGTTGTTGAAGCCATGCTACCGTACTGAACAATACCTTTACCATATTTCTGAGTCACTACTCTGAATAAGTAAGGATTGCTAATGTTATCTGATGTAGTTGTGTTTGAAGAAACACCGAAGATGTTTAATCCTGAAAGGAATTCTTCAGTATCCATAGTATTACCGTTAGGTCCGATTAACTGACCAGCACCTGCTGATGAGAAACCTGATAATACGATAAATACTTTTCTATAATCAGTTGATGTGTAAGCTGAAGGAACTAAACCACCGTTAGAATCCCATGCAACTGTTACAGTTGTAGCTGTAGTTGCAGACCACTTACCTTTAGAGTAATCAAATAAACCTGGAGGGTTCAAACCAGCTTCATTACCTTCGTAGAATTGGTCATACAAATCCTTAGTGTAGTAAGGGTTGTAAGTACCGTTAGAATCAGCTGAAGTGTAACCAGCGTCAGGATTACCAGGATAGTTACCTGGAGAACCTACAGGAGCGTAGTGGTCACCAGATTGACCGAAGTATCCTAAGTCGTTTGGTGTAGTACCACCAGAGTAACCTTGAATTTTAGGTACGAAGTAGAACAATTTACCGATAGGTAAGTTCATTGCTTGTACAGATACGATGTCGTTAGCCAAAAGTTTAGAGAATACTCTTCTCACGATTGGGAATACAACTGTTTCAAAAGAACCTGAATCTGTTGTAGAAGAAGCTTCGTTAATTAAGTAAGAAGCTTGGTTTTCGTACAACTGAGCTACGTTCTCTTTCATGTGGCCTTTTAAACCTTCCAAAAAGCCTAGTTTATCCCATTTGTTGATTGTGTCTTCTTTGATAACCTTCAAGTGCTTAAGACCAATGTTACCAACAAGACCGCTTTCTAATAATGCACCCATTGTTTTATTATTTTGTTTTTATTTTTATTTATTTTTATTTGTTAATTTTTGACATAATATCCTTCATTCTTAAAAATTGAGGATTTTCATATGTCTTAGATTCAATCAAGTTTTGTGATGAACCAGATGCTGGAGATTTTTCAATCTTTTCCATTGATTCTGTCACAACACTCTGTGTTTTGTTATTTGACAATTCATTTTTCATAGACGTGTAAAGATTTTTAGACTCTTTCAATGTCTCAACGTCATCAAATCTTCTAAGAATGTTAATTTTTTCTTGTTTAGTTGTGGTATGTTCAGTAAACAATCTAGTAGCATATGCTAAGTTTGAATTAAATACCGCAACCTCATTTAACTTTTCTCTGAAAATATTAAGTGCTTTTCTGTACTCCTCATTTTTTTGTCTAAGAGTTTGTACTTCTTCATGTAAAGCTTCATTTGGAATAACCTTCATTTTTGGAAGACCTTTTCTTTCGGCATAATTTCTTGTGCCATTGCTTAAAGTTCTAGCAGCTTCTTTATGTTCACCTTTTTTACGAGTTTCAAAATGAGCATCATCTCTTCTAGCCTTCATTGATTTTAAATCTTTGTCAGCCATTTTACCATGTTTCATTCCTTCTTTCTCATCTTCACGGTCGTCATAACCTTGCTTCTTACCTTCAGTGTATTCGAATTTTTTTGGTTTTAAATTCATTCCAACTCCTTTAGCACTACCTTTTGGTTCGATAGCAGCTTCTTTAGTTTCCATTTTCTTACCTTCTTTAAATTCAAAATCAGGTTTTCCTGTTTTAACACCTTTACCTACAACAGGTTTGGTCATCATAGAACCTTCTTTAGTTTCCATTTTTTTAGCCTTATTAGTGAGAGGAGCTTTTGACAATTTACCCATTACTGGTTTAATAGTCATAGCACCTTCGTTAACATCGTCATCCTCGTCTTCATCTTCTTCGTCCATCTCTATTTCATAAACGATTTCATCTTCATCAGATTCATCCATATCTTCTTCATACATTTCATCAGTTTCTTCTTCACCAAAGATTTTAGCCATCATAGCATCTAAGTTATCAGGGTCATCCATATCTTCAGTCATTTCTTCATCCATGTATTCTTCTTCCATAGATTCTTCCTCCATTTCACCTTCAGTCTGAATAATGTATTCAACATCTTCATCTTCGTCTTCTAAGTGAATGTTATCATCATCTTGTGTAACAATAATACCGTCTTCATCTCCCATTTTTTTGAAAACTTTTACGATATCGTCAATTGAAGCATTTCTTAAATCTGTTGGAGTTTCATCGTCTCCCATATCGAACATATCAATATCGATTTCTTCAGATTCATCATCAGATTCATCATCCATATCTTCTATGTCATCCATATCTTCTTCATCAGAACCCATATCGACCATGCCCATAGATACTTCATCTTCAGTATCTTGTTCGTCCATGTTCATTTCTTTGGTTTCTTCTTCTTTAGTCTCATTTTTCAAAGACTCTTTTACTAATTCAGAGATTTCTTCCTTCATTGTAGAAGCAAGTATTCCTTTTGCGTTTTCGGCTACTACTTGTTCCAAATTTTTCATTTGTAGTAGTGCTTCCTCAACTAATGACTTATTTTCTGCCATAAATTCTTATTGAATAATTTACACTATAAATATATCCAAAAGACAAAAAAATCATTTTAGAGTTATTATAAACCCTAAAAAAATAAAAAACCCCTCGTTTGAGGGGTTTTTCTTATTCTTCGATTACTTCATCAATTTTACTTTCGGACACGGATGTTATTCTCCAATCGTGTTGAAATCCGTGGTATCTTGCAGTTACTTTAGCTTCAACATCTGTTACTGAATAACCCCTAACCAATTTTTCTTCTCTGATTTTTTTTAATTTTCCTGTGTTTTCATCAGGTAGGTCATAAGTGACCTTTGCTACAAAATATTTTTCATCCATGGTTTTAATTTTTTTATCTATCCAAATAATGATTTAATTTTTTCAATAAGTCAATAGAGCGGTTCATACTAGATGTTGTATTTTGTGAAATTGGTGATAAACGGGCCATTTTTTCTTCTTCTAAGTTTTCTTCAAAATTACCTCTATCATCAATATTACTAAACAGATACGCTCCAGGTGTAGATGGTGATGAAACTAAATCAAAACAAATTAGTTCAAAATCAGATTGTACTTCATTTTTTTCACCATTCTTTTTTAATGAACCAACACCACGAGATGAGATACCGAGAGTAACGCCTTGTCTTAATAAATTAGCCGCTTGGTCACCTTTAGTTGAAACTATACCTCTTTCATGAAAACCTGGTGATGTTAATAGTCTTAATTTACCCATTAAAATGTGTCCATCCCACCAAATATCGTTAATAATGTGAGAAACCCTATCAAGGTCAATTAACGATGATTCAGGGTGGTTTAACTCAGATAGAGAAGTTCCTTTTTCAATCATTTTCTTATAATTGTCGGCTTCTCTTTTTAAGATTCCTTCAGGATATATTCTACCGTTTCTATTTGGTGTATTGTATTTTTGTAGAACTGCGTAAAATTCAAAAGGCTTAGAATAATCTAAAAAATTTTTTTGTGATTCTTGGAGTACCTTTTTATTAAATTCATCGTGTGGAGACACGTGTCCGGCGTCCATTTCAATTAAGATTCCTTTACCAAGTTCATTAGCTCCTAATATTTTCATATTTGTTTTTTACTAATAAATACTATGATAGACCTTCTTTTACTTTTTTGCTGATTGTAAAATTAAAATACTTGTTTTTTTTGAAATTTTCGATATAAACCTCTTTAGCAACTTTTTTAAGTTTTTCTTTTAAAATAAAATCTTTAAAATCACATTCTTTTGTTAAAAAAAGAGTTATTTCTAAGTTCATAAAACTTTTTTTTCCGTAAACAATCCCACTTGTTCTTAAATCTAAGTCAACAATGTAATTTTCTTTAAAAAACTCTCTATCTAACACTTCATGTACCGTATGTTTAATACTTCGACTAAAATTAGCAACAATTCTATCCCAAGTTTCATATTCATCAATTGGTGAAACCCAACTTTGTAAGTTTAGATATACGGATTTTAAATTTTTTGAATCAACAGTCCCATAATTGACTTTAGAGTTATTAAAACCAATTATTTTGGCGGTTTTTCCTTTTTTCATACTTTTTCATATCTAAATAATTTATTTATATGATAGAAATATACCATTTTTTTAAACAACAGTCAAATTTTTAATATTTTCGTGTTATTTAATAGAATATGCTAAAAGTAGACGTTACTAAATCTCAAAATTTGGAAAAAGCCTTAAAAACTCTTAAAGGTAAGGTTATTAAAACCAAACAAAACGAAATATTACGTAATAGACTTCAATATACCAAGCCATCAGTAACAAAAAGAGCTCAAAAATTGAAAGCTAAATACGTTCAATCGAGAAAACCAAACGATTAAACTAAATTATTGTATAAATTATACAATCTTACGTAGTTAATCTTTGAATATATCTCGTTTTTAACAGTTTCGATTGTTTCTTGTAGTTTTTTAGATGTTACATCATCAAACGACTCGGTTATATTAGATAAAGCTTGGATAGTTTTATCTTTTAACTCACTAAATTCTTTAGATAATTCTGAGTCTTCAGTCATAAGGACTTTTGATAAGTCTTTTTTAGAATTTTCATCTAAATTTTCAATAAAATTACCAATTGTTTTATTTGCAATATTTAAAACAGTTTCAATAGGTAAATTTACGCTATCAGATTTTGTTTCAATTTTACCTAATGACTCAATAAGTGTTTTTCTATTTGAAATTGATTCATGAATGTTATTTATTGACCCGTAAACCAATGAATCTATTTCTTGATATTTGTTTTCTGATACAATATTTTGTACCCAATAGGATATTTTTTGAAGATTGGTTGTAGGAAGAACTTTTTCAATCTGTCTTACAGATTCGTTAATATATAAATTTGCAGTTTCTTTATCAAATCCTTGTGATTTTGACAATTCATGGTACAAATAAACCAATGAGCTTACTGATTTATTTTCAAGAACCATTTTCTTGAAATTATTCATCTCAATTTTAACAGTTTCATTGACGTACGAGTCAACCATTAACTGTTCTATTTTACTAAGTAATTCTCCAAACTTCATTTTTATATTTTCTTAATAAATATATCAATCAATTAGTTTTCCTAGTTGTTCTTCAATAATACCCAACGAACGTTTACCCTTTTCCAAGTCTAATTCATCAACACCATATAAATTATCTCTTTCTAAAAGAATATTCATGTTCTTTTTCACTGATTCGGGTGTTATTTCAGATGTTGGTGGTACTGCTGGTTCTGATGATGGGATTTCCCCAAATCCACCAACTTCAGTTTCAGAAGTTTCAGTAGTACCTGTTGCAGCACCGTTATTACCATACAATTTATCTATATTATCAAATAAACCTGTTTTAGTAATAACGTTTGGAGTGTTTTGAATTTCAGTTGAAACGGCTTTTTCAACTCTTTGTTGTTGTAAATCAAGTTTAATTTCTTCATCAGAAAAACCTAAAATATGTTTTTTAGCCCATGATTGTGAAACAGGTGCAATACCCTCAATTGGTGTTACCGCATCTTTATACAATAACATTTTTTCTTTCCAAACATCTATAGTAAGTAAATCTGCCTGTTTTGATGGATTCGTTAAACTTAGTTGGAATGAACCTAACTCATCTTCAAAACCTAAAAGGAACAAATGAATGATTGCGATTTTATTAAGTTCTGCAATCATAGATTTTTGTATTCTGTTAATAGTTCTTGCAAATCTAATATCTTGTAATGATAAATTTTTACCATCACCAACAACCTCTTCAAATCCTAAAAACGCTTTTGGTATTCTAAGAGCTGTTAATAATTTTTTCTGAATATATTCAATATCCGCAATTTCAGAAAGGTTTTTAGCACCCTCTAATGTTTCAATTGGGTTTGGTGCTGATGGGTCACGAACAGGAATAAAAAAATCTTGGTCAACTGCCATTTGATTAAATCTCATGTCTACATTACCAGATTGTGGGTCAACAACTTGGTCCTTTTTAAATTGTTGTGCAAATCTTTGTACATAAGGTTGGATATCTGCATCGTCCATATTACCAACAAACACTTTAAATACACGTCTTTCAGGAGCCCTTGATGTTCTATAAACTAACATCGCATCTTCAGCTAATACCAATTGTTTCCAAATACGTCTAGCCTTCTCTAACATAGAAGTTCCATATGGTAATTTTCTGTCATCACCAAGAAGTCTAAAGTGAGCAATTTCCCAACTTTTAAACTCCAACTGTTTGTTTTTCCATGTAAATGTTAAACTTTTTACATCACTATTTTGAGCAATAGCACCACCCATACCCGATGTTGCTCTACCCCTCATTCCAACCTCAATTCTTTCGACTTCAATATTTGGTAATTGTAAACAACCAACAACACCTTTTTCAGGGTCTAATTTTAAGAAAACAAAATTATCACCATATTTTGCAGTGTTTCTTGTCCACATTGGTAAGTTTGTATTGATATCCAATGCGTTATTAAATAAATCACCTAAAACCGCCTTGATACGTGTTGAGTCTGAATATATTTGTAACATGTATCCATCTTCATCAACTGTTGTAGATTCTTCTGCGTATGTATCTAAAGCTGCGGATATTTCAGGAGTGTATTCCATAGATTCGTAATCGTAATACGAGGCCAATCTTGTTGGTTCATAATAAACCGCCTGACTATATAAATTATTTTCAATCTTAGCCCATTGTTGTGTAATGAAAAAAGTTTGTTGGGCTTGTAATTTTTGTTTAGCGTATTCTTGTGGGTCTGTAGTTCTAAGTAATTCTTTTTTATCAAATTGATAAGTTGGAATATCTTGTCCCATAAGGGAATTTGGTCCCATTTGTTGGGATAGTTTTTGCCAAATTGTCAAGTTTTTTTGTTCCATAGTGTATGTAAAATATTACTCAATAAGTATTTTTAATCAACGCTTAATACCGCCAAACAACCATAAATAGTCTTGATAATCCTTTTGAGATGGTTGATTTCTAAATGCGGGATTATTAAACATCATTGGATTTGGAATTTGTGGGTTAAAATGGGTCTCTTTTGGTCTTTCATGAGAATGAACTTGCCAAGATTCTAACATAGTTTTTGCTTGAGATGTTGATTTGGTTAATTGACTAAAAGATGAATCTGAAACATATACCGCCATCGCTAATGACATAATTAAGTCATCGTGCATACCTTTCATATGGTCAGGTCTACCATTTACATAAACAAACGTGTTCATTTCATTTAATAAACGAGATGAATGTATTTTTAATCCATGTCTTAAACCTTCTTCAAACGCGGCAATAATTTGAACTCTTTTAGAGTTAAAATTTATACCAGGAATCTTATCAGCAGCTTTTGGGTCAAACTTCCATTTATTACCAAAATCAACACCATCAACATATAAATCTTTATAACCAAGTTCTTGCAACTTTCTTGAGGTTGCAACACCCATTCCTCCAGTAATATCAATGACAATAAACGCATTATACATATTACCCCATTTATAACATATCTCAGCCAAAACATCTGGCGGTAATTTTCCAACGTATTCGGCAACCTGTTCCCTACCATCAAAATCATATATTTGGAATGTCGAAAAGTCTTCTGAATCACCTCTTGATACGTCAACACCCATAATATATTTGTGACCCATTTCAGGTTCTTTCCATATCCATAAACCACCACTCATCATTTTTGTAGATGGGTCCCTTACCATGTTATTTTTTAAATCTTCAAGAAGGTTTGAATCAAATACGTTATCACCTGAACCTAAGAAATTACATTCCAATTCTTGTGATACTTTACGTCTATCGTATTTTAACTTTTTTACCATAGATTCAAACCAAGACGACGCTGGTTTATAACCTTGTTCAAAATAAGATTTTAAATCGTCAAAATTTCTGTCATATGGTAAAATATGTGACATATCAATCACAACTTCACTATCGTTATATTCTTCTCTATTTAAAAAATAATGAATTACGTCATTTGTTTTTACCAAATATAAATCTTTTGTATATCGTGGGTCACGATACCAAAACATTTCAGTAATTTTGAAATCGTTCATTCCACGATTGGCTTGTTCGTAGATTTCGTAATAAATCGGGTCATATCCATTTGGTGTTGATATAACCACAACTTTACCACCAGTTGATAGTGAGGCCATACAAGCAGCCCAGAAATCACCATCAGCTTCAATATAAGCGGCCTCGTCAAATATCAACATGGTAGGGGTGTATCCACGAAGTGCATCCTTTGATGTTGCAACCGCCTTTACTTCACAACCGTTGTTTAACTTAAAGTGTCTAGCAGCATTTTTTTCAGGTGAAAATCCTATACCAGTCCAAGATGGCCACTGCTCGGTAAACCCACGAATCTTATTAGCCATTTCAACGGCAGTATCCAATTTGTTGGCAATTACAAGAATTTTTTCAGGTTTGTTTTTTGAAGCAAAAACTAATCTTTTACTAGCCCACGCCGCGGTTACAGTTGATACACCAGCCTGTCTATATTTTAACGCAATATTTTCGTTGTATTTTTCGTAGTCCTCAACCAAAGTTACTTGGTCCGGAAATAACTCTAATGGAACGTATCTTGACTGAGTATTATCATAAGTCTGAAGATACGTTCTAAGAGCGTATGGTGTGTTTCTAACACATTTAGTATATTCTAAAAGTAATTGTTCTTTAGTAATTCCCATTTAATAGGTCTTTAGGCTCTATCAATACCTAAACTACCTAAGAAATCATCCAAGTCACTTAAATCATCGTCATCAGGATTGATTGTATCATCATCTGAATCATCATAATCAGTATCACCATCTTCATCGTGTACTTCATTCAAATGTGCAACAATTTCTGACACCATTCTGTCTAAGATGGATGTTGCCTTAGCATCACCCCTTAAAATCATTTTTGCTAGTTTGAAAAATTCGTCAGCAGATAATGCTGAAAATCTTGCAAATAGGTAGCTTTGTATGAATTTTTTATCTTCATCAAATAATCTTTCAGGATATGCTTCTAAAAACTTTTCCCACAATACAGGTCCAAGTCTTAAATCCCAAATTTCATTTGCCAAAGTGTCTGTTGATGCCATCACCATTTCGGCTTGCTTAGGGTCGTCAGGTAAACCTTGAGTTCCCAATACTTCCATAGTACCTTTAATTAGTTCATGTACTAATATTGGGAAAAACAAACCACGAGCTTTAACTGTTGGGGGGTCTGTTTCAATATCAACCTCTTCTTTACCTCCAACACCTTGTTGACTCATCATCATATCCATCATTTGGTCAGGTAATACCCAATACATCAAATCATTTACTGACATTACTAAACCATAAAGATTTAATA